TATGCCCCGATGGAAACCTGTCCAAATGTATCGTCTGCTTCAGGTATTGCACCCTCTTCATCCACCCAGGATGCTGTTCCTTTGGTTGCAACAACCGGGATTTTCTTATCCCCGGAAGATGTAGTGATGACCTTGGCTAGCTGTCTGAAGATGTTCTCTTCTTCAAGTGCCTGAATCAAAGTTGCTTCGAATTCATCAGGCACAAGATAGCCGCCTTCTGAATCGGTGCCGATTTGGAGAGCATTCTGTACATCAAAGCTGTTCTTATTTCTCATGGCTTTCCAGAATGCATTCTTATACTCATTACTTGCTCTGCCTTTCTTCGAATCATCAAAGGCAGCATTGGGAGCGGTTCTGATGGCAGTGTTAATAGGTTTTGAAAGTTCAAGGTCTAGTGCCTCTTGTCTTTCGAGCCTGTCAATTTCCTTGCCAAGGTTCACCACATCCGCTTCCATCTTCTCGTAGGTAGATGTATCTTCTGCTGACATTAGCCCACTTTCTGTTCTTTTGCTGTCTAGAAAAGCTTTTGTGCTCTCCCACAGCTTGGATCTTTTCTCACGCAGTTCTAAAATTTTACTCATATTTGTTTCCTCCAATTTAATATTTTAATAAGCTCAGTCTCTTTTCCAGTTGACTGATCGTGGTAGTTGTCTCAGGTGCAGGTATCTTTGCTTTTTGCTTTGCTTCTTCATGAGGCAGCTTTTTCATCAGTGCGTTTGTAACCGTCATTTTGTCAAAAATAAAAGCCGCCCCAGGCGACTTATTTTCACTATCTTCTTTTTCATAGAGCACCTTATCGGCAAACCCTAACTCTACTGCTTTCTTTGCATTGAACCAGCTTTCTGAATCCATCATGTGCGATATTTTCGCTCTTGAAAGTCCGGTCTTCTGTTCATAAGCATTGATTATGCTTTCTTTTACCTCCGAAAGCATATCGATCCCACTTTGCAGGTCGGCCACTTCACCGAATACAACGGTCGCGGGATTATGAATCATCATCATGGCCACCGGCGACATATATACTTCATCTGCTGACATTGCAATCACTGAGGCTGCGCTGGCTGCAATCCCCTCAATTTTGACTGTGACATTACCCGGATATTCTTTTAGCATGGTGTAAATTTGACTTGCTGCAAAAACATCGCCTCCTGGAGAATTAAGAAAAACCGTTACGTCTCCATCTGACGCATAAAGCTCAGCTTTAAATTGTTTTGGTGAGATTTCATCATCAACCCAGCTGTCTTCTGCAATGTATCCATCCATGTAGAGCGTTCGGTCATTCTCATTTTTAACCCAATTCCAAAATCGTTTATTCAAGGCTTATCCCTCCTATCCATTTATATTTAGATTGGCCCAAGTGCCTGCCTGTGAGATGTCTACCATGTTTCCATTAACGAGGTATTTTTCACCGCCGCTGCCTTCAGGCAGTTTGTTCATATCTTCCAGCTCTCTAATATCATCTGCTGAGAGCCATCCGTTTTGTCTTCCTACTGCATAGCCTTGCATCCTACTCTGATAATCACCACGCAAGAGCCCGTTAACATTAAATTTTGCAAAGTACTCTTTCTTCTCCGTAGTCGAGAACAGTGCTCTTTGAATAGCCTGTTCCCATCGGATCACCCATGGATCAAGAGTGTACATCACAAACTCGAGTGACTGCTGCTCAATATTTGAAAAGCTGGACTTCTCTAAATCACCGACCATATGGGGCGGGATTCGAAAGATCCTAGCGATTTCATTAAGCTGAAACTTCCGAGTCTCAAGAAACTGGGCTTGTTCCGGAGGGATGCCGATACTTTGAAATTTCATTCCTTCTTCCAGCACAGCCACGCGGTGAGCATTGCCGCTTCCTTGATAGACTGCGTTCCAGCTTTCCCTGATTCTTGCGGGGTCTTTTACAACACCGGGATGTTCCAGTACTCCTCCTGGATTAGCTCCGTTTGCAAAGAACTTCGCGCCATACTCCTCTGTGGCAATGGCCATGCCGATCGCATTTTTCGCCATTGCTATAGGTGAATAGCCGACTAGACCATCAAAGCCAAGCCCTGGAATATGCAAAACCTCATCATTTCTAAGGGGATAGATCTTTCCATCTTTGTTGTATAGGTAATAAATCTCTCCTTTTTCAGTGCGATCTACCGTCATTTTGTCCGGCATTAAAGGATAAAGTGCAATGACTTTACCTCGGCCATCTCGAATGATCTGGGCATAGGCATTTCCCCAAAGTAAAAGATGACCCATCAGTGTTTCTCGAAACACAAATGAAGTCATCTCAGGGTTTGGTTCACTATGCAGCAGGTAGTATAGGGAATGATCTAAAGCTTTTTCTTTTCCACTCTTTGTGTAGCGGTAAGTATGAAGCGGAAGTGATGCAACCGCTTCGGCTAGTACCCTCACGCAGGCATAAACCGCAGTAGTTTGTATCGCTGTTTTTTCATTGACTGTCTTTCCACTGGAAGTGCTGCCAAAGAAAAAACTGTATGCGCTACCCCACAACCCGTTCTTAGGACCTGCTCGTGGCTGAAAATATTTTGATAAAAATGGTATTCTCATTAGATTCCTCCTGAAAATGTATTGTGTTATTTAAATCGATATGCTATATTAGTTATGTAATAACACGTAGCTGAATTAACATAACTAAGGAGGTTTTATTATGAAAGCTACTTTTAACGACTTCATTCAAAAGGCACCCAATTATAAAAAGTTCGACGGTAATTCCGAGGCTATTCACATTTTTGAAAAAATCCTCTCTGATGATGATAACATCATCGCTATGATCGACATAAGCGAAGCTGGAAAACCAGCACTATGCGCTTGCTTATCACAAATTGAAAGCTATTATCAGAGCCAGTCATCGCCAATCTTTGATCTTACTGACAATTTTACAAAGCAAGCTCTAGGTACTATGGTGCGTGTAATTCTGGAACCTTTCGGATACCTCACAAAATCTCAAAAGGATATCCCTAAGAGCTTTAACGCCCAGTTTGTCACTTCAGCTATGACCTACACTAAAACTGGTCCAGCAACTATGAAGGTTGTTAGACGGATTGAAGAAATCTAATTATAATATCAAAATCCCTCTACCATCATAGACACTATCCCTGTTTTCATTCCTAATGGCCCTATCTAGAGCCATAACTAGAGCTACGGCACCGTCGATTCGTTCGGTGCTTTTCTCTTTGTCCGGTTTAATGTTTCCAGCAGGATCTGTTTTGACGAAGATGTTATCCATCATCCATCGAAGGACCGGATTCCCACTATGGGCTATTTTCTTTTCAAGTGTCAGCTTCATTAATTCCTTTGAAGGCGGAGACATATCTTTATATCCTTGTCCAAAAGGAACAACGGTAAAACCCATACCCTCTAAGTTCTGGACCATTTGAACTGCGCCCCATCTGTCAAAGGCGATTTCCTTGATATTGTACTTCGTTCCAAGGTCCTCGATGAAGCTTTCAATGAAGCCATAATGGACCACATTCCCTTCAGTGGTTTTGATATACCCTTGCTTTTCCCAGATATCATAGGGGACATGATCTCGTCTGACTCTAATCTTTAAGTTCTCATCAGGTATCCAGAAGTATGGCAGCACAATAAACTTTTCTTCATCAGTTCTCGGCGGGAATACCAACACAAAGGCGGTTATATCTGTTGTACTGGAAAGGTCTAATCCGCCGTAACATTCTCTTCCTCTAAGCTGCTCTATATCAACTCTTTCATCACAGGCATCCCATTTCTCCATTTGCATCCAGCGAGTCGATTGTTTGACCCATTGATTAAGTCGGAGCTGCCTGAAGATATTTTCTTCTGCAGGATTTTCTTTTGCACTGTTATAAGCATTCTTAACTTTTTCTATGTCAATGGTATGGCCAAGGGATGGATTGGCTCTATACCAATTCTTTTCTAAACCCCAGTCTGCATCATCCTCTATCCCATATATCACAGGGTAGAAAGTTGGGTCAATCTTGCGGCCTTCCAATAGGTCGACTGCTTTTTGGTGTTGCTCATAACAGATAGAATTTCTATCCGTACCTGCTGTTGTAATCAAGAAAAACAAAGGTTGAAGTCTGGCATCACCAGAACCTTTGGTCATGACATCAAACAAATCCCGATTGGGTTGCGCATGCAGCTCATCAAAGACGACTGCATGAACGTTGAGGCCATGCTTGGTATAGGCTTCCGCTGAAAGCACCTGATAAAAACTATTTGTTGGTTTATAGACCAGCCGCTTAACCGACATTACCGGCTTGATTCTTTTTTTAAGAGCCGGACATTGGTCCACCATATCGACGGCAACATCAAATACAATAGAAGCCTGCTGTCTATCAGAAGCACAGCCATAAACTTCAGCGCCCCATTCGTTATCTCCACAGGTCATCAGAAGTGCTACCGCTGCAGCAAGTTCACTCTTGCCATTCTTTTTTGGGATTTCAACATATGCGGTATTATATTGACGATACCCGTTATCCTTCACCGTCCCAAAAACGTCTCTGATGATTTTGTCCTGCCAAGGCAGAAGATCAAAAGGCACGCCACGCCATTGTCCTTTAGTATGCTTTAAACAGTTTATGAAATTGACAGCATGTTGTGCTTTTCTTTCATCATACAACCTTGCCACCGCCTTTAAACAACATGAACTCCATTGGATCATCAACATCCCCGGACTTATCTGCGACAATCCTACTTCTTGCAGATGGTGTTAATCCAAACTGTTCACAAAAGCGGTTCATAATTTTTAGATAGGTCTGGGCGATCGATACCTGTGGTACTTGCTGCCAGTAACCAGAAGGTGTCTTGACGATGGTTCCATGCTTAGATATAAATTCTTCCGCTTCCCTCCATCTAGCGTAGGCCTGGCAATATCCTGCAAAGGCTGCCATATCGACTTCTGTTAGTATGCCAAGCTCCTCCAGCTGTTTCGCTGTTCTTCTCCATTCCTTTTTAGCTTCTGGTTCAAGCCAGGTAGGGCATTTTGGAGCTTTCTTTTCGGGTTTTGGTTCGTATTGGTTGAGTTCCCTTTTGCCAGGATTGCCCTCGAGCTCTTTAATTGCAGTAGGTATTGGTTTTCTTCCTCTTTGCGCCATAGGTATCACCTCCTCTCATGTTGCGTAATAAGAAAAAGAGCCTATCTTCTGATAGACTCCAATTCGAAATGTCGTTTAACCTTTGATGCCTTTATAATTGTAATTGCCCTTTTTGACCTCTTCTTGTTCTGCTTTCTCGGCCTCTTTATAATCATCCTGTTCCATTTCTTTCTCTTTGCAGGCAAGGCATATGCAATCGGTGTTGAACATTGACATGGTCCTACCTTTCTCAAGGCTGCCGCCACACCTGTCGCAAAATTTCTGCGTAAAAAATCTATCCATCACATGAGCTCCTTTGATCATTCGACTTCAACATATTCCATGATGATCCTTAATGCCTCATCATAACTTTTCGACCGCTGTACTCGTTCCGTAATTTCAGGAATTTTATCATTCTGGTCGGCATCTCTCAATGCCATTCTTGCAAGCCCTAGAAGATTGAAGATATTCCCGTTTTCACCAATTAATTTGCATGCTGGTTTCATGATGCCTTATTCTCCTCTCTTGGCTTTCTAAAGGCGCTGCTGCCCTCCAGTGCGGCGAGTAAGGTTTTTCTTGAAGCTTTGTACTCCTCACCATTCATACCAAGCCGGATTAGCCAGGTTCTGAATGCGTATTTAGGATTTTCTTCTTGGGCCGGTTTGAAAGATGAGTTTTTGATTGTTTTTGCATACTTGGTAATAAATACAGCCAGGTCTTTAAAGGCTGCTATCTTATCCTGATTGAGCTTCTCTGCGATCAAGTTAAATCTGAATGTCTCTTTTTCAAAGTCCAAGGTTAACCCTGGGCATCTTTCCGGCCCAACCTCCAGGAATGATTCTTTAAATTGCTCTATGGTGTCGGTTTCCTTATGACTTAAGGCTTCTGCGAATCCTTCATCAAGAAGAGACTCTTTCAATTCAAAGGCTCTGGCTATCAGCTTCTGTTTGCTAGAAAGCATGTTTACTATGTTCTTCAAGGTGATTCCGGTATGCCCATCAAAGGGGAATTCAACCTGGACCCCATCAATCAAAGCCTCTTCTTTTTCAGCAGGTGCGATTGTCTCACTTGAAGGTTCTGTCTGATTTTCATTTAGAATCATTTCGATGTCCACCTCATCCCCTTTTGAATTCTTGATTGCGCCGGTGCGCTCGATGGTGTAGGTTTCTTCTTCCGCTTTAAGTTCATACGTGCAGCTTGGTACTCCAAGATAGGTTGCCTTCACTCCGAAGTGTGCTTCAAGTGCTTTGATCATTTCTTTTTTGTTCATTGTCCTTACCTCCTGTGTTTTGGTAGTCTATATATCACTCTAAGCACAGGTAATAGCAAGTTAAATGTTCAAATAAAAACAGGTTTTTTATCAGCTTTTCTATCAAAGAAGCAGGCCGCTAAGCCTGCTCTTTTCACTCTTCGATTGCTGTGTACCTCGGGTAGTCGTAGCCCTCGCTGTTCACCAAAACCCGCTCTCCCGTCAGCAGGTTCATCACCCTGATGCACCTGATTTCACCATTCGGATTTGATCCACCATCGTCTTTGTCAATCCAAGGTTGGTCCTCAAGCAGGTCCTTTGTGAATTCCTTAAAATCGAAATCGCTGAGTGCGACCTCCTTGATGACTTCGTATGCCGCCCCTGTGAAGCCCTTTTTCCGTGCGATTTTGGTCGCACCCCTTAGTTCTTCCATGTCGACCATTTTTCTTCCAAAGAGCGCTTTCATTTCACGCACCTCCTTGTGAGGATCAGCTTGCCTGCCTCGACGAGTTCTTCAATCTCACCGGGAGTGTAAATCAGGCAGTCATCGTTATCCATGAAAACCGATGCCATGACGATGTCTTTTCCCCATTTCCCAACAACTTCGTATTTCTGATTTGTGTTTGCCAATCTGAATTGATCACCTTTTTGTACCTTCATTTGTAATCCCTCCTGTGTTTTTCGGTAGTCTATATATCACTCTAAACACAGGTAATAGCAAGGTTTTTATTGAGATTTCGGAACATCTTTATAGGGTGTTTTTTTGCCATCTCTTTCTAAGAACACGCTGATTTCAGAACCGACTTGCTCAATATATCTTTTCACAATGACATCCGTATATTTTTCATCGATTTCAATCGTGTAGCAAATGCGATTTGTCTGTTCGCAGGCCATAAGTGTAGAGCCGCTGCCACCAAAAGGATCGAGAACGATGCAGTTGCTCATGCTGCTGTTTTGAATCGGATAGGCACAAAGTGCTACCGGCTTCATTGTGGGGTGAAGTTCGTTCTTTGAGGGTCTGTCGAAGTTCCAGATTGTGCTTTGCTTTCTATCGGTATACCAGTTATGCTTTCCATCCTTACGCCAACCAAAGAGGACCGGTTCATGCTTCCATTGATACGGGCTCCTGCCTAAGACAAGGCTCTGCTTAGCCCAGATGCAGACGCCTGATAAATAGAAGCCCGCGTCCTTGAACGCTTTTCTAAAGTTATAGCCTTCCGTATCAGCGTGGAATACATAGATGGATGCATCCTTTTCCATGGACTCGGACATATTGCTGAAGGCTTTTAGTAGGAAGCTATAAAACTCATCATCCTTCAAATTGTCATTTTTAATGCTGCCCGCCTGAGCAGAATAGTTTACGTTATAAGGCGGGTCCGTAACCACCAGATTCGCTTTCTGGCCATTCATCAAAGCTCGATAAACTTCCGGATCGGTGCTGTCACCGCAAATAAGGCGATGCCGACCCAAGTGCCAAATATCACCACGCTTTGAAATCGGCGGTTCAGCAAGCTCTTTATCCACATCAAAATCATCTTCCCTGATTTCCTTGTCATGGACTTCATTGAAAAGCTGATCGATCTCCGGAGGATCAAATCCTGTAAACCCCAGTTCATAGTCCAGCGACTGTAGATCTTTAATGAGGTCGGCTAAGAGCTCCTTGTTCCACTCGCCACTGATCTTATTCAGGGCCACATTCAGAGCCTTTTCTTTCGTCTTGTCAATATCGATGACCACACAGTCGATTTCTGTGTAGCCGAGTTCCTTTAAGACAGTAATTCTTTGATGGCCTCCGATAACCGTCAGATCTTTGTTGACGATGACTGGATCGACATACCCGAACTCTGTGATACTGTTCTTTATCTTTTCAAATTCACTGTCACCGGGCTTCAGTTTTTTTCTTGGGTTATAACTGGCCGGAATCAGGTCATCTATCTGTAGTTTTTTAAATTCCATCTTCGTCACTCCAAAATCTAGATTTGAAATAGCATTCACGGCTGCAGTACTTTCGTTTCTTGTTCCCATAGCAGCTGAACGCCTTGCCACACTGGGGGCAAGTATATTTATAGGTTGCCGTTTCTTTTTTGTTGCGTTCCTGGGGATTTTCATTCCACCATTTCCGTCGGCATTCATGAGAGCAATACTTTCTGATTCTGCCGCGATCCTTTTGTTTGATGGGTTTATAGCAGCAGGCGCAGAGAAGATGATTCTTTATCCTTTCCTCTACGTTAAGTGATACAACCTTCGAATCTCCTTCGAGTCCATTTCTTACACAAAAGCTACGAATGCTGTCCCTGTGAACCCCAAGCACTGCAGCAATGGCTTTATATCCAACCCCCTTAAGCCGGAGGTCATAGATTTGCTGTTTTTCTATCTCTGTCATCTCTCACGCTCCTTTCTGCGTGTGCTATATTCAGAATTCAAATAAAAAAACGCCTGAAAGCACTGTTTTCAAGCCTTTTCTGACGTTTTAACCAATATTTCTCATTTTACTGTTGAGTTTGCTAAAACCCACTGATTATAGGGCTTCAGCGTTATTTGCGAGATTTCGTTTAATTAACCTTTGCGCAATTTCCAATGCGCCTTTAAGCCTTACCACCACTGGGTTTTCAGAACTTTCTCAGGTCCAAGGGATAACCCCCCTTATTTAATTCTGCGAAATTTCACGCGAAGGGGGCGGGCGGTCCTCCGGACCACAGCTGTAGCGATTTTGACCGCCCTAGGGGGCTGCATCAGATCTGAATCAAAACTTATACTCCGGATGCTGGTCCTCTGTTCTGGTCTTTCTATCGTGGCATCTCTTGCAGAGAGGCTGCCAATTGCTTTCGTCCCAGAAGAGAACCTTGTCACCCCGATGAGGAATGATGTGATCCACTACGGCAGCTTTTGTAAGCTTGCCTTCCCTCTCACAGTGTTTGCAGAGAGGATTTGCTTTTAAGTACTGCTTACTCGCCTTCCTCCAGTTGCTATCGTAACCACGCTCTCTAGCACTGGCTCTGTCATTCACGTGAAGCCTTGCATGAAATTCGCAGTAGCTCTCTGAGGTTAACAGTGGACAGCCTGGATGCTTGCATGGTTTCTTTGGTTTCATTGGCATGTATATCAACTCCGTCGATTTAATTTTAAAGAGCAGGCAGTGATAGAAAGGAGCAAAGCTCACTGCCCGCGTCTATAGAAGGACATAAAGAAAGCCCCGGAAGGTTTGATCCTCCAAGGGCTATCCTCTATGCTACTTCTACACTTTACATTATATCTTAGGTTGACTGTGCAAAACCATGCAAGGATTGTCGAGCGCAACTGCCCTGAGTGCTTTTCCATGCACGTAGTGGATGTTGCGCCAGCTGTAGTTCATCATTTCCGCGATCTCTTCCCATGTCTTATAATTGAGGTACCTGAGCTCCAACAGGAGATGATACTCCGGCTGCTCCACTGAGTTAATGACTTCTATGATCTCGCGTTTTAGATCCACTAGCTTATCGATGTCTGCATCAATATCATGTTCCAAATCAATCAGCTTGACGATGGCATTCTCCATTGGGCTGCGCTGCTTTGTTCCGCTGACACGCTCTGCATGGATGCTTGCTGTTGCTTTGGTAGCCAGGTCTCTTAAGGATGAGACCTGTTCCAGTTTGCTGTTTATTCTTTGATCAAGCCTGAAGGCCTGGGATAAATATTCTTTTGTCGTCATAGGTTATACCTCCAAATGTTCAAGTATTTTTTTAACCTCTTGTAAACTTGTAACTTTGAAAGCTTCGCCCTTTGCGTCTTTGATTCTATGTATTGTGATCTCTTGTAGTTTTGTTAGCTTGCCTGTATCAGTTTTAACCTCGAAGGCAATGAACCTGCCATTAAAGCAGCATATGATATCTGGAATTCCTGCGGTGCCATACCTGCCACCATGCTCCTTAAAAGCGAAGCAGTTTTCCAGGGACTTTAAATAATCAAGAATCTTCTTTGTTATTGATATTTCAAGCATTTTTACCTCCTATCCAACAAATCTCCCGAAGAAGTTTTAATGCTTTTCGAAGGAGTTCTCGAAGCAGTTTTGCAAGGCTCATAAAACGCTGCATGCTTGATTGATCAAGGATTCGAGCATAAAAACCAGCAATATTTTCGAAGCAGTTCGAAGCTCGTAGCAGTTTGTGTATATCTTTATTAGAGCCCCAAAAAACACGCTATATAGTCTATTTCTGGTTCTGTGTGAAGAAAAGGAAATACTACTCCGAGAGCTTCGAAAGCCTTATAACTACTGGCTTTTTTGCTTCGAAAACTTCTTCGAACTGCTACGAATCTTCTTCGAAATCAGGCCAGTCCGATGCCTTTTATAATGACTCTTCTGCTCACAGTATCCTTACTCGACGTAACATTGGGTACATTTTCCATCAAATCTTTATTGAATCGGATCTGTGACACGGGATTTAACCCAGCTTCATCACAGTACTCTTTGTAACTTCGATAAATCTCCTTCGACTCGATGAATTTTGCTTCGGAAAGGTCACAGGCATATTCTACGAAGGAAAGCACACTGTTGCACTCTGTTCGGTACTTCTCAACCTCAGCCTTCGACCTGTCACTTTCTTTAAACTGATAGTTGTTTTTAATCAGCCTCTTCAATCCTTCCAGCGCCCACATAAGGATTCCATCTGATTCAATAGCCAGCTTCTCACGAAGAGAAGCATCTCGCTTATGCATGGGAATCGGCCTTTCGAACCTTATTATAATGAGTCTCCTATAAAATGCGCTGCTCTTATCACCATAGTTTCTTGGGATCTCATTACAGGAAAACAGGAGCCTTGCATAGGGCTTGAAAGAGAACGGGGTCTTATTCTTCTTCTCTGCAGTGATATAATCCTCACCGGTGATGCTTTTAAAGAGTCCATTGTCGTCAATGCTCTTTGACGGAAGGTCCGCGAAGATGTTCGCCAGCTTTCCAAAGAGCTCCGCTGTCTTGAACCTGTCGGCCAATGCCTGCCAAGGAACGTTTGAAACATTGTCACTTCCCAGAAGAACTTCCTGTGCCACCGACAGCAGCGTAGATTTTCCTGCGTTACCAGCTCCCACAAAGACGAAGGACTTCTGTGCCTTGTTGATGGGGATCAGCAGATACCCGAGGATCTCCTGCACCATGAATATTTCATCAGCGTCCAGACATTCTGATAAAAACTTCAGGAACAGTGGACATGTCGCTTTGGGGTCAAAACTCGCATTGATCTGGACTGTGCTGTAATACTCAGGTGTGTGCGGTTTAAGCTTATCCTCTAGAATATTGTAAAGCCCATTTTTCACATTGATGATAAATGGATTGGAATTCAGTTGATTGATGGGCTTAAAAATCAGCATCTGCCACTGACCGAGGGCATCATTGATACCGCTCATCGTCGCATATCTATCCATCAAGTGCTCTCTTACCAACCTGGCAGCTACAAGGTCTTTGACTGATCTATATACGCCATCTTCGTATATATGGAAATCCTCAGCACCATAGAAGGCAGACACTTCTTGACTCATGTGTGTCGCCAGAATCCCCGGTATAAACTTCATCCCATTTTCGGTGAGTTCATACCAAGGCGGTACCTCGGCTTTGTTTTCTGCTCTTTGTTTTCTTGCCTTTTGATAATTTGAATATTGCTCTTTGTATTTTTTCATCAGTGTTTTCACGTTGTCACTTTTGAGTTCAAAATGTCTCTTGATTTCAGTCGTGATAAAGGGTTCAGCTGTAACCTCAGAGAGGTTGTACATGTACTCTGAAATAAACTGTGCTGCCTGCTCCACGTCTTTTGTCACATTCCTCGACACCGGTTGCTCGGACAGTACCGCCAGCAAATCGTCTGCTGTCATCGGTACATAGATCAAAGATGCCGGTGCCTTGCAGGTGCAGCCTCCGTCCTTAAACCGTTGGCAGGTGAATCCCTTTTCAAAGAGAGTGCTACAGTTGATCGGGCGGGTCTTACTCTCTAAAAAATGCTGAATCTTATGCTCCGTTTCGATTTGACTGTACTTAGCGTAGCCCTTCGAATACTCGTGAATGACCTCTTCTCCGCCTTCAAAGACGGCCAGATTGGTGATCATCGCATACCACTCATGCTCCGGGAGCATCGCGGCATTATGCTTACAATGTTTGATAAACGCACAGCGTCTGAGTACCAGGTCAATTCCGTTATGCTTGCCTTGAAGTTTAGGTTTTTTCACCTCATCAGCATCACCCTTTGGCAGATGCTCCAAGAGCTGCTGCTGCGTATACCTTAGCTCCGGGTTGTATTTGATGCAGGTCACCATCACTGGATCACTTTTCCTGTGCTCAAATCCCGGAAGCCTTAGGACCCTGCTCTCATTGATGATGGTCTTGTCCCCGCTGAAATGCTCCGCCAGCTTAGACTGGACTGATCTGAACTTTGAGACATCTCCATTTTTGATTAACCAGTAGGCATGGAGGGATTTTTTCGTTCTGACAATCAAGCTGGGCTCTAGTGGGAACGCCATCAGGTTCTGGTACTGCTCCTCGATGGGGAGCGTGTCATTTTCTACAAACTGTGCATTGATCCTCGTGATCTCCTTGTCTTCATTACCACCAGAATTTACGACGAAGAAGATACCACGATTCTTCTTATTGTATTCTGTCAGTAGCGGAATGAACTGCTCGATCTTGGCCATATTGATATCCAGCTTCTGGCCCTTGAAGCCATCCTCCTTTCGGTCGGAAAACACCCTGACACAGACATTTTCCTGAGGACTGAAAAAAGGTCTTAAAAACTCCTCTATGGGAATATTGATATCGGTCATGAACTCACCAGCCTCTCACATCTGTCATTAAAATAAACGACAGGTATTTGAAGTTTCTTTGATATCTTGATCTCTGCATTCATGCCCTCTGTAATCTTGTCCCCAAAGCACCATAGCTCATCGCATCTTTTTAATAGTTCTAATCCGAGATATCGTCCTGCGTTTCTTTCCTCTTTGTCATTGTCATCCAAAAACTGAGTGAATATTGTATGAGGAGCCAGTGGTACTACCGCCTCCCATGCTGCAAAGCGGCAGTACCTGTTAGCCCTTCGGATGTTTCCTTCGATATCACCTCTGAGCGGGGAGCAGATATAAACTAATTTCAATGGTTCCATGTTTTGATTTTCTTGATTTTGCATACTCCTCCAGCTCCTTTTTTGATTCCTCATCCTCCCAGTTATTATCGACTAGAGTCGGTTTATCTGACGCGTAAGTGATAAGGTTCGTATATTCACAGAGGGAATAGATAAATTCTGTATCTGATGCATACTGACTTACAGTGTCCGCAACCTCATCCCGGATGTCATCGCATTCAGACAGCAGCCTGATTTGCTCCATAAGCCTTGCGATAACTATTTCAGCGCCATACTTGTTAATGATTCCATGCAATGTTTTTGTCATGATATTTTCCTCCTTTTCATTAAGCAGCGATTTGTTTAAGTTTCATTCTTCCGAAATACCACTCAAGGGTGCGTTTACGTTTTTGGAAATCCGGTTCAGTCAGCACCAGCCCAATATCCGTCTTTTGAAGCAATCCGATGTACACGAGCTGTTCTGCTGAAAGGTATGGCCTGATTGACTTCACGTCACCAAGGCCATGAGCCTCCTTAAACTGCTTTGCTGTCATCCCGAGAACGATGCGGTTGATCAAATCCATCTCATTGGAGAAATGATAATGTTTCGGTGTTTCATGGACTTCAAGAATAGCCTGAGTCAGTTCCGGGAATTCCACCTTTGCGGTATGAAGCGCCAGGATATATTGTTCCATTTCATTGAACTTGTTGATATAGGCTTCTTTAAACTGCATCGCTTTCTTACCGGTAAAGCCCATAACCAACATGACAAACCCATCTCTGGTAAGAATATATTCTGGCAGTTTTCTTCCTGTAGAGTCCTTATATTCACTCAGTAAAAAGTTGATTTTTGCAAATTGTTCACTGAGCCCATTTTTCGGCTCAGTGATTTTTCTGATATTCTCCAGGACATGTTTATGGTCTTTCTCAAACACCTCAGCCACTTTACGGCTGGTGACAACGGGTTTGCCTTTCAATTCAGATACTCCGAGTTCCTTATCGATCATTCTTAAATTACTCATGGTTCATCGTCCTTTCTTTTATCAATTTTTGAAGTCCTTTCTTGGCACCAGCTACATCCCCGGCAAGTGCCTGACCTCGAATAGTCTTTAATGTCTGCCTTGGCAGGATATTTCTATAATCCTTAAGGGTTAGAATAAAATGTGACACTTCATTCATGGAGCTCCTCCAGTTCACCGAATCGGATACCCATCGCACCTTCGGCTACAATTGGGACGTCAAACTCCTCAAAAGGTCTCTCCTCCATACATTCCTTGATAAACTTAATGGCTTCATCCACTTTGTGCTCCGGAACTTCGAAGCAGATTTCGTCATGAATGGTGAGAAGCGGTCTGATAAAAGGTTTATGAGATATCCCTGCTACAATCCTAGCCATAGAAAGTTTTAGAATATCTGCAGCTGTTCCTTGGATCGGCGTATTAAGGGCGCAGCGTTCCCAGTAGGATTTAACTCCCCAGTCTCTTGAATTGATGCCCTTTAAGTACCTACGCCTTCCAAACGCTGTCTCACTGAATTCACTGAAACCGGCCTTACGTTTGGTTTCATTTTGCCACTTGGCAAGCTCAGGATAACCATGCTTCAGGTTGCTGATGATCTCCTCGCACTCGGATAATGTGGTATCAAGTCCAGCCTTAAACTGGAGGTTCTTCTGGAGTCCTTTGGGAAAGAGGCCATAGAAGACACCAAAATTACAGTTTTTCGCGATGCTTCGGCGTTCCTTATAATGCTCAGCATTTTTGTCTGTTGCTTGCTCGAAGGGGATTTCATAGATAACTGAAGTGGTCTGAGCATGAATGTCTCCACCTGTTTTATAGGTTTCCAGCATCCTCTCATCCCTGCAGTAATAAGCACCCACCCTCAGTTCAATCTGTGAGAAGTCAAAGTCCAGCAGCACATGCCCCGCTCTGGCATAGAAGAAGTTCCTGATCCCTATTGGATCATTATCCTTGCGAGGCCAATTTTGGGCGTTAGGCTTACGGCTTGCGAACCGTCCTGTCTCGGTACCGAGAGCAAAGAAATCAGGATGGACTGCTCCAGTCACAGAGTTCACGAAGTTCAGCACTCCATCGATATAGGTTGATTTGAGCTTGGCCCATTTACGGTATTCCTGGACAGTCTCTAAGAATGTCACCATCTCCGGTTTCTTCTTTGCACAGTATCCCTTTAGTAGAATCAAAGCTTCATCATCTGCTGCTTCTTTGAACTTCATTGTCGTTTTTAGGACTGGAAGCTCCTGTTCTTCGTACAGATACTTTTTGAAATCATCAGTAGCTGCGTTGGCCCCGATATTAAGTTCCCTTCCGGCGATGCGGTTTATTTCATCTCTCAGCTCAGTAAGTTTGTTTTCGGCTTCGAGCTGCTTCTGATACATAAGGAGTGTGTCGGCCATGATGCCGTTATACTTCATCATGCCTACAAATATAGCAGCGGGACTTTCCAAGTTCCGAACAACCTCTTCATGGCCAGGCAAATATTTTCCAAACCAGTCATTGAAAAGATGATACAACTGCAGAGTATAGTCACTGTCAGCGCAGGCATATCTGGTTGTTTCTTTATCCATAGGATCGAGTTCATCAAAATGCCTACCTCCGGTAACCTCTTCAAATTTTGGAAGGTCTACCTTTAACAGCTCCGGCACCAGTGTCTTTAAACCGCTATCTGATAAAGTTCTAAACTCCTTATCTGATTTGAGTGTGAGCTGTGCTGCGGCAATGGTGTCGTACACCGGCCCTTCCAGGATGATGCCTTGTTTATATAAGAACATCGTTTCAAAGCTGAGGTTATGGGAAATCTTGACGAGCGCTTTGTTTTCAAACACCCAATGCTTTAGCGTTTTCATAACTGCTGTAACATCAGCATTGATCCCTCTTTTATGTCTGAGGGGTACATAGACCGCAGATTCGACTTTCACTGATAGCGAGATCCCAACGATATCAGATTTATGGGGATCGAGTGCCGCAAAGGGGACATTGCGGTGATCCTCTGTTGGTGCTGTTTCAAAGTCAAATGCAACCTCGGTAGCCCCCTGAAGATAATCTTTTATTTTATTTATATCTGTGACACATTGATAATCCATGGTCTTGGCTCCTTTCATGGTGATCCAGGGAGCAGGCAGTGCTGCCCCCCGCACCATTCAACTTATCTTAGGGGTTTGATTTCTCCGGTTTCTTCGTCGACTATGAAGCTAGCCGCATTATCAGAATCTAAGTCCAGTGCGATATTTTTGGACAGCTCCTTGATGTGATCTACCAGCGGAAGCACTGCACTGACCTCATCTTCGGTTAGGTTTCGTTTTATTGAAAAGACAGCCTGACTGAACTGAATCCCTGTACTGCTTGTAGCTTTTTTGAGAGAAATCTTGGTCACAAGGGTATGCGACCTTTTACCTTTGGTTACCAGCCTTCTGACAAAGTTTGTGAACTCTTTCAGAGAGCCGGTTGGCAAGGATAGCATGATCGGGAACACTTCACCTTCACGAAGGATGAAAATTCTCCGCTTGTTTTTGCAGGCTTTCCCATTTCCATTATCTCCGCTGCCAAACTGGTTGTATGGGCAGTTGCCACAGCTACCTCCGGGATTACCCTCACCGATTTTGCCATCATAACTGCCGCAGTCCGGCGGATTGTTCCCGCCAGTGTATTTTTCTTTGTAGAAACTATTAGTAGCATGGTGATACAGGATTACGCCTTCGATTTCTTTCACTGGTTCTGGTGATCCATCATCCCCTATCACTTCAAACATAAGGCCGCCACCCGCAGGAATTTTAACCTTATCGAATGTGGTGGATAGACCATCGAGTTCCTCTAAAAACCCGTTATCCGCATTGAAGTTTTTTACTGCCATGTATCCGCTATTCTGAACTGCTATCTCGTTTTTTGACATATTGCTTGTCCTCCATAAATTCAAATTTTGTGATTTCTATAGTGATTAACTGCTGCTTTTCGTATCATTGCATCTATGTAAATTTGCTCTTATTTTCATCGTAATCCGTAGTCCATCAGAGACTACTTCGCTTTTCTGACCCCGACTGCGGTTTTTTCAAAGACATTAACTTTGCCTTCCAACCAGCCAGGTAACATGTCCTCATTCTCGGCAATCTGCTCTTTGACAAATGCCGCCAGACTATTG